AGGTATTTGTATTTTTAATGAAAAGAATGTAACGGAAATAAAATGAAATCATTTAAAGGATATTTAACAGAATTTGCTCAACAGAGTACATCAGATTATGTGTTTGATACTCCAAGTGGACATTCGGGTAGTTTAAAGATTCCTATTTCGGGACCTATGTTCAAAAGAATATGGCCAGATACGATTCGTTCAACAGTCTTTCATGCAACTGATCACGCAGGACTTGGAAGATTAAAGAAACTTGAAGGGGGAAAGAAAACTATCTCAGCATTTTATTCAATGATGTCTCGCTATATGGAAAGTGGTATTGCTACAACTGGTGGGGTTGTTGCAGAAATGGATGCGGATGTTATTGTGTCTGCAAGTTCAGACATTATGAGCGAAGTAGACAAGACAGGCAGAAGATGGGTTGAAATGTCTTGGTTTGCAAATGCACAAAGATATGGAACTGGGCCTGCGTTTGATAAAGTAGAAAAAGATCTTAATACTTTGATAGTTGGTCTTGTTAAAAAACATCTTCCAAAAGGCAAAGAAGTTCAACAGACAAAACATTTTGGAAAAGATCAAGGAGCTGCATTTGATATTTGGAGCAACATGAAACATCATTTAAAAGGTGATGGTAGAATATTGAGAGTAGTAATAAAAGACTATTTTGATGGTGTAGAGAAAATCATTAAAAAACATAAAAAAACAATGGGTAATATATTTTATGGTTATGCAAGATCAAAAAGATCAACAGAAGATTCATGGGATGAACAATTAGTCAATAATATTAAGGTTAAAACTGTTCATCTTATCAAACCAACTCAACGTAAGATTGATACCGCAAATCCTGACCGCACACATCCGATAGATTCATATGAATTTGCGAAAGAAAAGGCTGAAAAATTGTTTGGAACAGTAAAAGAATGGGATTTTTCAACAGATTTAGAAATTTATACAAGAGAAGTTGTCAAGAAAGAATTGGGAAAATGAGAACTTTTAGTTTCAGAAATTTTTTGAATGAAGAAGCATTAGACAAAGCACTTTCACCAAATGTACGAAGTGCTATTATTGATAAAGGTGGAAAGATTTACCAGATCGGTGGCGTAGTACGTGATGAAATGTTGGGAAAAGTTTCTAAGGACTTAGACCTACTTGTAGTAGGAATCGACATCAAAGAACTTGGAAAAATTATTGAACCATTTGGAAAAGTTAATCTTGTCGGAAAATCTTTTGGAGTACTCAAGTTTAAACCCGAAGGTTCTTCTGAAGAGATTGACATATCCGTACCAAGAATTGATGAAAAGAGTACAGGAAAAGGTCACAAGGATTTTGAGATTAAATTAGGTAAAGGAATTTCTTTAGAGCAAGACCAACTCCGTAGAGATTTCTGGATGAATGCAATGTCGAAAGATATTGAAACAGGTGAAGTTCATGATATGGGTGGCCGGGGAAAACTTGACATAGAGAACAGAGTTGTCAGAATGATTAATCCTCAAGCTTTTCAGGATGATCCATTAAGGATGTTAAGGGCCGTACAATTTGCAGCAAGATTCGATTTCAAGATTGAACCAAAAACCTACAAAGAAATTAAAAATAATGCTAAGTTGATAAAGACGGTTTCAGCAGAACGGTTCCATGAAGAATTTGTGAAGATGTTCACCAAGAGCACTAAACCAAGTTATGGAATTAAATTGATGATTGAATTAGGATTGATGAAATTCCTTTTTCCTCAAGTTAAGAAAGTTTCAGGACTCGTAGACAAGATACCGAAGGCAAATTTCCCAGCTTTCCTAGCAGTAATGCTTAAGGACTTAGGAAGTCAGGCTGGTAAAGCTGCACAAAAAGTGATGAGGGTTTCCAATAATGATGCTGAGTCCATAGACGAAATTGTACGGGTTATGACCAACAAGAAAATTCAACCTTCAAGTAAGAATGAATTTGCAGTGGTAAAATGGGTAGAGAATTTAAACTCTTATGTTATAGATAGTATAGATGGATATTTACAAACTGTGAAATCTCAAACTATCGCTAATTTATTCAGGGACATGAAAAGGAAGGGAAAACCTACGAACAGGAAAGAATTGGTAGTTGATGGAAGAGATATCATAGGAATAGGAATTAAAGGCCCGAAAGTTGGAAAAGTATTAGATTGGGCATTGGAATATGCTATCCGTAAAGGGAACCAAGATAAAGAAAAGTTATTGAAAGCAATACAAAGGGAAGCGTGAAAACATTTGAAGAATACAACGAAGAAATTAAGGTTGAAAGTGTTCTAAAATTATCACTTACTGGGTCCGTTTTGGCTTCAGCACAGAAATTACAGAAGAAAATAAGTGATCCAGATTCCGTGTTACTTTCAGGAAAAGATTTACACATTACACTCGCTTCTGGACCCTGGTGGAAAAAAGAGAAAAATAAGATTCAATTACCTATTCCAGAACCAGATTTTAGGATGGATTTTGAAGATTCGATACAGAAAATTAGCCAAGGAAACAGCACTTCTTGGTACGTGAGGATAAAACAACAGAAAGAAATGAAACAATATGTTAAAGATATTTTGGGAAATGTACCGAATCCAGATAGAGTATATCATGTGTCCCTTGCCAATCGGACGGGGAAGAAAGGAGATTCAGTTGCCATAGTAGAATTTTTTACATTAGGTGTTAATAAACCCAAAATGAGCGATGTTCAAGATTATTTGAATCGTTTGGGTGGTGCTGTAAGATTATTAACAAATAAAGACTTAATAAGAAACATTGAACACTATTTTAAAACTATTAAAAATTTAAAGTTAGATCGAACTGGAAGAAAAGTATTATCATTTGAGGGACTTGAAACAGAAGTCGCACCTCCTGGCAAAGAGAAGATGATTAAGAAATTAAAGAAAAAATTTGGAGCGGATAGTGATATACCCTTTAAAATAGCGTGGTCACAACATAATAAGGGAAAATAATGGCAATTAATTCAGAAAAATTAGTGAGATTATTACGTGACGGTGATGTAATGGAACCGTTGGATATTCAAAGGATTAAAATATTACAAAGAAAATTTGATAACGGCCAAAAGCTTTCTTTGAAGGAATTTGGACTGCTCAGAGAATATTCTATGCAGGTAGTAGATATAGTATTTAATAATCCTATGTTATACAATGAATTACGAAGAATAATGGTCCGGAACGTTCAAGAATAATATGATAAGTTTAACAGATATAGCCGCAAAGAATTTTAAACGAATTCGTGAGGATGAAGAATTGGATGAAGATGTGCCTTTAAGAGTATCCGTTAAGGGTGGTGGTTGTGCTGGATATGAATACGTTTTAGATTTTAGTGAACCAACAAAAAGAGATTTAACTTTTGAATCAAAAGGTTTACCAATAATAATAGATAAAAAGAGTCATTTAGTAGTGGATGGTTTGGAAATAGATTGGTCAAAGGACTTATCTGCACCGGGTCCACGATTTCAAAATCCTAGAGCAACTTCAACGTGTGGATGTTCTACTAGTTTCTCAATTAAACAAGAAGAGGTGTTTACACCTGCATGGATGAAATAAAATGTCATATTCAGATAAAGTAATGGAGCATTATGAAAAACCTAAAAATGTTGGGAGTTTGGATAGCGGTGATAATTCTGTCGGTACTGCTTTGGTGGGCGCTCCTGCTTGTGGTGATGTAATGAAACTTCAAATAAAGGTAGATGATGAATCGCAGAGAATCGTTGATGCTAAATTTAAGACTTTTGGTTGTGGTAGCGCAATTGCTGCTTCAAGTTTGGCAACAGAATGGGTTAAGGGTCAAACCCTTGATGAAGCAACTACTATTAACAATACAGAAATTGTGGAAGAATTATCGCTCCCGCCTGTCAAAATTCATTGTTCGGTATTGGCAGAAGATGCCATTAAAGGAGCAATTGCAGATTATAAGAGTAAACATGAAACGATTTAAAGAATACATAAATGAGATAGTTACACTGGACGAAGAAAATATAATAAGCCAGATTAAAAAAGAAACAGATATATTAGTTGATTCAGTATATTCTAATTATACAAAAGAATATCATAAAGGTCAGCCAGAAGTTGTAGGTTGGTTAGATGGAAGCGGAAATGCCTTGGTTCGTAATGAAGTATTATACGAATCCGGGATTCAAAATACTGATTCGATATTAGATATCGGATGCGGAGTAGCACATTTTTATTACTTTCTAAAAAATCAAGGATGGACTGGTGAATACTTGGGTATAGATCCAAATTTAGAAGCAATCCGATTGATAGACGAAGAAATTAATACAAAATGTGGAACAATAGATGACCTTGATGATTCTAAATATGATTGGGTTATAGCATCGGGAATATTTAATATTGGCATACAAGAATCGCATGCATGGTGGATTATAGAGAACATGTTAAAACGTGCTGAAAAGGGTGTAGTATTCAACATGCTAAAACATCCATATATTAGTGAAAGTTATGAAAGTTATATACCAGAAGAAGTAGAAACAAAATTGAAAGAATTTGACCACAAGAAAATAGAAATTGTAGAGGGATATTTTTCAGGCGAAGAAGAATTTACTGTATATTTTTACAAGGAAACCAAATGAAAACGTTACTAGAATTTGATTCACCACAAATATACTGCGACATGGACGGAGTATTGGCAGACTTTGATCAAGGTGTTATTGACCAGATTGGGGGGAAATTTAAAGATGCCCGTTGGCACGAATTGCCTGATGATTTTTTCTATCAGTTAGAACCCATGCCCGATGCAAAAAAACTTTGGGGATTTATTGGAAAATTTGAACCATTTATATTAACTGCTATTCCAAGATCTAGTAGAGGACCTATTGCCGCCAGAGCCGCTGAAGATAAAACAAAATGGATGAAAAGGTGGTTTGGGGTTAGTGCAGATAGAATGTATCCAGTTACAAGAAAAAACAAAGCAAATTTCGCTATGGATGGTCGAGATCACAGACCTAATTTACTCATTGATGATCATTTAGGTAATATTCAAGAATTTAGAAAAGCACACGGAATAGGAGTCCATCATACAAGTGCTAGTAATACAATTAAACAATTGAAAGAAATTGGGTACAAATAAAAGAGAATCAATCGCTCGGATATTACTCTTTATTTTTATCGTTGGATGTAGTTCAACTACTGTGATAGAAAAAAGACCAGAAAGATGTTTTTTATATAAAACAGGAAAACAAGCATATCCTAAGCATGACCCACACAAGAAGAATATTTTTTCTGCAATGGCTTGGAATAAAGAATATATGGCCGCTGGGTATAATATGCTTGAATTAGAGCGGCATCACATTGAATGTGATGCATTTTTGAAAGAAATGGAAATACCAGATGAACTCTTTTAGGTACAGATAAGGAAAGGTTAAATGAACGAATTATTTACAATGGATGAATTTGTAATGATGGGACTTGTATTGTTTTCATCATTTTGGATTTTCCTATTTAATTATAGAACAGATAATAAAGACAAATATACAAATAAATGGCTAATTATTTTAGACCTATTCATTAATATGGGTATGTCTACGACTGGCTATCTATTAATTTCTGTAGTATTTCAAAATATTCCACAACTTGCTGAATATGCAAGTTATCGTTATCCTGTGGGTTATTTGTTTGGACTAACTTCAAACGTAAGTATACCAATTGTTCTCAAATGGTTTCAGGAACAAATAACTAAAAAACTTAAAGAAGCAGGAAAGAAGTGAGGTAGATTATGGCAGAACAAAAGAAAAAACATGAAGTA